TGGCGTAAAACGGCGATGGCTTCGACGTAGTAACTTTTATCGCCTGTTTCCATCAGCATATCTGCGCTTGCATCCTCTAGCACCTCTATCGCTTCTTCAATAGCTTCTCTATCCATGATTCTTCTCCCGCAGCTTGGCTTCGATGGCGCAAGCAAAATTACCCCAGTGCTGATTTCCTGAATGGATCTCTTGTATTTCATAAGCCGTCAGCCCAACCCATTGCTTCAGTGCCAATCGGCGCAGTTCGACGGCTGATTCCCTGCCCGTGCTATTGCTTATTCGTCCGCGCACAAACTCAGCGTCCAGCGCATCAGCTAGTCGCAAGGCTTCGGGTTCTGTGCTCATGTGTTCTTCTCCTTTAGCTTGGCTTCGACTTCACGGAGCAATACATACGAATACCGTTTAAACCGCGCAACCAGCTCATTAACCTCTTCATCCGTCAGCCCCTGCCACTCACGCTTTGACGGTTTGCTTGAAATACATGTAACCGTATAGGGTTTGCCGCATTGGCACTGCCACGCCGTGGGCCCTGGCCCATACCACACACCGTCAATAAAACCTACCCCGCTATCTGTTGGTGTCTTCGCTGTTTTGTTTTCAGCCATGGTTTTTCTCCTTCAAGTCTTTCTCAATAAGCTCGGCCATAAACGCTGCGTCAAATTCATCACAGAAAGTTGCTTGATACCGGAAATAACTAACATCATCATCAGTCAGACCAACCCATTCTTTCTTTGGTGGTGCAGCGTAGAGTGGTGTAACGCCAGGATCGTCAAACACTGGCCCGTATTCAATTTGCTCACACTCACCATCTTCATTGACAAACATCCACGCCACCGGCTCTTGCTTTTCCTCTAGTGCTTGGCGAAGGGCGTTAATCGCTTCCGAGTAGTAATTTTCATCACTAAATTCCATGCGAGCCACATCGTTTGCATCCTCCAGCGCCTCCAGCGCCAGTTGCATAGCTTCTCTGCTCATGCTCTATCCCCCGCATGTTGTTTCCATTCTTCCTTCCCCTTCATGCGCTGCTCGTACACTTCCATTAACAACTCAGCAGCTTCTTTGATCTTGAACTTTTCAGCAGTGCAGTGTTCAGGCAAGCCCTCGGCGTAACCCTCAAGCCATGCAGCGAGCATGGCGAACTTATAGTCAGGGCTCATTCTTTCCCCTCTGCGTTGTTTAGTATCCGTGCAATCTCACGGTCGATATACCAACGTGCTTTGCGTAGATCCTCAACCTGCTCACCTTTCAGGCCAGCTCGCCACAAATATTTTATAGCGTTGCCTACACAGAAATTCATGTGCTCGGTGATTTCTATACACTCCACACCGCTAGGGTGCTCGGTATAATGTTTAGGATGGTTTACGGGATCGTTCATAGTTTCTCACCTCCATAATTGTTTCGCTAACAAGTGCTTGTGCTTCACGCACAATGCTTCGTCTGCCTCTAAGTACACCGACAAAGAAACCAACAAAGAACCCACACCCCCAGATCAAAGTATCTTCCATCCCTTCACCTCATTTGTCCATGATCGTTTCCATAACTGCATTGTTGTAAGACGTGCGTGTGCTTCTGCTAACTCAGTCGTGGTGTACTCCTCGCGCTTTGTCCAGTGCCCTGGCCCTACCCATTTGTGAGGATCTACATAGTGTGGGTAGTACGGCACACCACGCAAAATAAATACAGGTTGTGTTTCTGTGTCTGCTGGTTTATTTAGATTCATCAAACTCATTTACTTTTTCCTTTTACTGTTGTCCACGAACTGCGTAGATGCCCGTCATACCAACGGTCGTCTACTTTTCCCTCTACCATTGTCTTTTGATACTTCAGCTTGACGTGGCGTTTTTCTTTTGTTTCAGCTCTTGTTTTGTGCAGATCTGACACGTCCATCAACGTATCGATTTTGCTTTTACCCAACCACGCAACAAGTTCATCCTCAGTCATCTTGTTTTCCCACAACTTATCACTGAGCTTGGGCAAGTACGCTGCTATAAAACGCGCAACAGTTGTCCACTGCTGCTTACCATAACGTGGCGTGCGTTTCAGTGCGTAAAGCTTCTCGTACGTAATGTTGTTTTCTGACTTGAAAAACACAACGACTCTGTTTGTGTACATGTGAGAAGGCGCTCGCCACATCTTGATTAAGTTTCTGTCCCACAACTCCTGCAACACCTCGTCGTGGGCTTCGGCAAACAGATCATTGAGCAGACTCATCTTGATCTCTCCTCTTGACCATCGCCACTATCATTGCGTCTGCTACCTTAAAAGCAAATTCAGCAAACGCTTCTTCTGGTTTGTACTGTGGCATCTGCCCCCACTTACCCGCGAGTATTCCTGTGATGGCAGCTTTGGCAAACTCATCACGTAGCTTGTCGTACTCATTCATTCCACACCTCCACTTAGTCTGAATTCAATACGCGCTCTGTCCAGTGCAGCAATACGCTTGCGCTCTGCAACAACTTTTGGATCTTTCCACGGGTACGGTTGTTTAAGTAGTCGCCACTGTCTTTTGAACGTTTCAAGTACGTTTGTGCTTTCGCTTGTTGTTTTGATTTGCATCTCTTGCTCCTGTCATGTTGAATGGATCACTGAAAAAAGGTTCGGGTATGGTCACCCTTGTCTTGGCAAACTTCTTGCAAAACATCTGATCTTCTTTCTTCTGAAATAACTTCTCCTGTTTTGTAGGTTCCATCGTTATAAACTTGTAGTGCCGCTCTGCCGTGATGTACGGCCTGTCGGGATCTTTCTTTAAGAAACTTTCAACGCACCCCAACCGCGTGAGTCTGGTCATCAATGAGTAGACAGTGTTCTTGTCTAGCTGCACTTGCAACGCAATCTCTCTTACAGTTGGTGGCGTCACTCGTTTCTTAACGTACTTGAGTACCTTAAGTTGCTTATCGGTCAGGGGCTGTGGGGTCATCCATACGCTCCTTTAACCATAACACTGCACAGCGTGAATGAAACAAGGCTTCTTCTGCATGATGCAGTGCCTGTTCATAACGCCTCTCGTTAACGTACTCATACACATCTTTCAACTCCCTGTGTGCGTTGTGTAAGTGCTCGCTTATATCTTTCATATCTTTCCTTTACCAAAAGAACTTACGTGGTAGTTCAGCAAATTTAGGCAGTGCCTCAAACGTGTCAGGCTCATCAAGTCTGACTGCTTTTAATAGCGCTCGTTCAAGCGCAGCGAGGAACTGCTTAGTCGTAATATTAGACGCATGTGCCTCTGGAGAGTCACGAAGTGACATACCGCGCATCGAGTAACGACTGCCACTTATCAGGTCATTGTTTGTGAGATACGTTGAGTACAAGTTATCAAAAACAAGCTGCCCCAATTCGTTGAGGATGAACTCGGTCTGCTCCTCTAGCTCGCTGATGCGAAGGGTACGTTGTAAGTTATTTATCTCTTTGGTTGCCAGTGATTTACTGAATGACCTTCGTGAATCCCACTGCGCGTTTTCACGGTATGAATCCAAGCGATACGTTGCCAAGAGCTTGATGGTCTCAATCTGTTTACGAAACGCAGCACGTTCCTGTCTACGCTCATCAGACACCACACGCTTGTGCACGGGGATGTGATCGGATGCACTGACGACGAGTCTGCTTGGGACGCTTGAGGTGAACGTGAGCATGGCTGAGAACAATTCGTTCTCGTGCTTGATCTCTGGATGATCGCGCTTGTAGTGTTTATGCACGACGTGGTTAAACGGTACGACATACTGCTTGCCGTCCTCACCCATAAAGCTCGCTACCTGTCCACCGTAGCAACCCACCACGTTCCGTGCAATAAACTTACGAGAAGTCAATGTGTCATACCCACGGATATACACAACGCGATAGCCGTGCTGATCGGGCTTGAGGTAGCGGATCATCTTGGTGTGATACAGGCACACATCGAAGTAGGCGTCATCTTCGCCGCGCTCAAGTCTGTACTGCCATGCTGATACATTCTTGAGCGGTCGCTCGTGGTTGTTCCACTTCTTTGAACGTGGAGGCTTAGGTGTTTTATCAAACCACTTCTTGGCTTGTTCGTACGATGTGATTGCGGGTAATGCCCATACGTCTGCTGAAAATGCCATGATTACTCTCCTTGTAAAGTTGTTGTTGAGTAGACGTGTTGTCTACTCATGTGTTCTGAATATCAACCGCAGCGCAGCACTTGAATCGTGTCACCTGCTCGACAGGTCTTGGCGTTACCTTTACCCCACGTGGTGGCACACCATGCAGACAGACATCTGATCAATGTTTTGTAATCGTATTTGCCCATAGGGATGACCGCCACATCACCGACTACTACGTTTTTAAGATGTGGTTTGAAATGCTTGGTCAGCTCCCCATACTCATACATACTGGTGCGCTTCTTCTTTTTCTCAGTCACCTCTAACTCACCGTACTCGTTACCCGTTGAGTCGATGATCTTGTATTGACACCCCGTTGCGTTGAGCAGCTTGATGGCTTGCTCGATGGTTTTAGTTGTTACAGCTAACTGCTGAACTGGTTTGGTAGTAGGCATGATGCGCTCCTGTTTGCGATAAGAAGAAAGTGACACTGGTTGAAAGAGGTCGAGTTGATCCATGATTACATCCGTCCTTTGATGTGGATTGCTTTACCTTGCGGAGGAACGAAGGACTCGTTGTCAACGATGCCCCACAACGCAGCGCAAGGCACGACTGCATTGTTCCCATCGAGATAGCCATCGGTCAGCCAGATGACTGCACGTGGTTTGTACTGCTTCTCAGCGATATACTTCACAACACACTGTGGTGTCGTACCACCCCCACCCCTTGGCTTCATGAGCGTGGCAATCGAGTGATACTCGTCGGGCTTGAACAACTGCTCGCCGCACACGGACGTGTCCCACCAGATAACGCGCAGTGCATCGGGTATAACAGTCTGTGCGATCTGTGCGATCTCACCGAACAAGATGGGATAGATCGGCCCCATCGAGCCTGACGTATCGCCAGCGATGATGATCTCGCCTTTGTTGTATGAGAAGTGTGAGGGCAGCAGGATGCCGAGCGGTGCGAAACGCTTGTTAGGTGGCACGAACCGTGAGTGCTCATCACCCTTACAGATTGTGTCGAAGAACTCGCGCAGATGTTGACGCCACTCGGTAGTACGTTTTGTAGCGTTGAGGTCAAGGCGTCCACCCCCCTTGCCGTTACCCGCTAGCTTCTCAGCAAGCAGCTTGCCCTGCCGTCCTGCCTCATCAACTTGTCGGTGTGCTTCCTCAGTCTCAGCATCATCAAGCTCATCGAACAAGTGCTCATCGAAGCCACCCTCACCACTCTCCTCATCACCCTGATCGATGAGGTCACGCAGCACACGAAGAAAACCCCACCCCTTGTACTTAGTATCAACGCATGGTGGTACGGTGGGACGCTCGACCCACGTGAAGTTAGGATCGATCTCCTCGATGATGAGGTTGATGACGTGATCCATCGCTACGTTGGACAGCTTGGGGTAACGCTTACAAACATCTTTGTACTCGACACAGTGCTTGAGCATCTTGTGTAAGTTCTCGTGGATGCGTACATAGCGCAACTGCTTGCGGTTCTGTGCAAGCACAAAGTCAGGGTTGTAATACTCATCACGACCATTGGTCGCAGCCGTGGGCAGACGGTCAGTGATCTCGATTCTGCCCACCATCGCCACGCCGCTGAGCTGAGCGAACAACGCGTTACGTGTGAGGTCGATACCTACAGCAGTCACACGCTCGTGTGGTGTCATGTCGTTATACATAGTTCTCTCCTTGAAAATGGGGGCGTGTGCCCCCGAAATTAAAAGTTAAACTTATTGAGCAGCGCGTCCACGTTCTTACGCACGTCATCACGTACCGCCTCGTTAGTGCGTAACTCCTTAGCGTCCACACCTTGCAGGGCTTGCACGAGCCCAACCCGCGCTTGCTCAAGCGTGTGGTCGTTGATGATGTTGAGGTGCTTGACCATGTCACACAGCTCCAGCGCACCCGTGACGAGCGAGTCGTGGAACTTGCGTGTCTTGCGATCACCGTCCACGTTGTCATAACCTAGCCTGTCCTGCATACGCACGAGGTGCGTCTTGAGTCGCTCACGTACGTCAGCCATCGCAGCCTCGATACGCTCGTCAGCGAGCTTGGCTAACTTCTCCTGAAGTTCTTTCTGAGCGTCATTGCCCACGTCCACACGGAAGTCACCCGCACGTGGCACAGGCATGAAGTTAAGACGGAAGGCGAACTTACGCTCGATCTCACTCACATCAGGGTAGTCATCACGCTTGAACATATCGCCAAGCGCCATCGCCTGTGCTGTGATGAGCGATGGATACACACGGATGAAGTCCTCCACGTACGAGAAGAACGTCTGCTCACTGTCTGCCATGCGTTGGCTAAACGTGAGGAAGTTCGCTGTGGGCAGCAGCCTGATGCCGCTGTCTGACCACGGCATGGTGTTCTCGTACACGTATGTGCGTACGCTGCCAACGTAAGTGTTGATCACGTCCAGCTCGTTACGCCCTGCAAGCAGGTGCTTGTTGACGCGAGCCGCATCCTTAGCGGCAGCGTTCTTGGATGTGACCACCTCGTCGGTGGTTTTCTTGTCCAGCTTACGCGCAGTCCATACTGATGCGTTGAACTCAACAAGCATCGCACAGGTATCAATGTTGTAACGTGTCATGGTATTTCTCCTTGTGGTTGTGGGTACTGCGGATTAGTTCAAGTCCAAGAACTTCCTATTGAGTCGAAGCAATTCCCTGAACGCCTCGACGGTGACGAACACGTTGACCTTGACTGATGTGCTTATCTGCTGCACATACAGCTGGCACATCTCCTCGCGCATCCGCTGCACGTAGATAGTCGAGGCTTCTGCTTCCTCGCGTGTGTTAACGCGTGACACAAACTGCTGCACCTGAATCATCTGTGCCACGGGATCTTTGACGAGTGGTGCGTTGGTAGGGTCGCGCATGATGAGACTGAAGTCTGGCAACGTGTTACCAAGTCTGATGTGTGTGCACAGGTTCTCAGCGAATGGGCCGGTAGCACCCCACAGTTGAGCACGTACAAGCTCCATGCCCACATCGTCGAGTGTCTTGACAATGTCAGACGCTGTCTCCATTGAGCGCAGCGACACGTAGGCATCCTGCATCTCACGTGGGTTGTAGATGTGTGGGTTGTCTTTGGCTAGCGACTTGCCTGCATACTTACCCTCTGGCTCATAGTCGAGGAACGAGTCGAATATCTGCGGATGCTTGACGGCACACGCGATCACCCGATAGTCCAGACCCTTGCGCTCAGCATACGCACGCCACTCGTCAAGCTTAGCCTTACGCATCTTGACTCGGATGAGCCGGTTGCGGATGTGTGCGGGTATGTTGTCACCGAGTCCCTCGATGCCGAGGTTCGTTGCCATGATGACGAGCGACCCTTCGGGGAAGTGATAGTCACCGACCCGATAGTCGTAGACCACAGGTGCGAGTGTGTTCTTGACATAGGGCGCAGCCTTGGCGAACTCATCGATGAAGCACAAGATAGGACGTGAGCCGTTAACACCGAGGCGATTCTTCTTGCTCAGACCAAAGCGCTCGTTGGGCAGCTCACGAGAGACGCCGTTCTCACGGTCGATGTCAGGCATCCACACGCTACCGTCAGACAACTGGGTTGCGTCGATGGGGTCAACGGCTATGTGGTCAGCGAACTGAGGATCACGGCGCAGCGCGTGGTACACGGCAGTCTTACCGATACCGTTCTCACCCTCGATGAGGATAGTACGGCGCAGCCCCCGCTTGTGATGCGACTTGATGAGGGTGGTGATGTCGTCAAACGAAAGAAAGATTGATTGGTTATCCATGCTTAACTCCTTGATTTATATGTGTTTGTGTTACACAGTAGGTTATACAACAGATTAGACATCATGTCAAGTGTTAGACATTGTGTTCTCCTTAAGATGTTTGTGTAAGGTAGACGGGGTGTCTACCTAGTGTGCTTACTCGTTGTGAGTTATGCGTACCGTGAGGCGACTGAGCGCGGTGTCTATCTTCTCCTCAAACAAATTATCGATCAGGTCACGTGCTGCGCTTTCTGAGAACAAGTCGTTCTCATGGATAGCGTCATCAATCTGTGAGCTGAAGTCGTGGTTGTTGATAGCCTCTGCGATGGCGTCACCAAAGTCGTAGTCCTCGATGGCTGAATCTATGAGTGCCCTAGCGTCAACCCCAGCCAAGAAGTCGTGCGTGTGGTTGTCCACTGCGCTCTCCACCATCTTGTCGAACCACGTGGATGCTTGCAGCATAGTCTCCAGTGACTGCTCCATCTCAGGCTTGCGCTCGTGCATCTCTGCCTCAAGCTTGTCGAGCCGCACGTGTATGTCACGAATAAGTCCAAGCTCACCGATACGGTGGAAGATGTGGTTAGTGATAGCGGTGATGATGCCGTCAATAAGTTTGATGTTGTTAGTGTCCATAGTAATTCTCCATAAGTTGTTTGTGAGTGTGTATGAGTGGTGTAGATTAGTTGCTCATGGTGTTAGCTCCTCTGGTATGTCGATGTCCTCTCCGAGCTTGCTTGCTACATAACAGCGCATGGCTGCGATCAGGGGTGTTGGGCCATAGCCCCATTGGCCGCCGCCCCCCTTGGCTGTGAGGCTTGGGCTCGCCTCCCATTCACGACCAGCAGAGCAAGGGGCGTTGCGCCTAATCCCGATCTCCTGCCGCTCAATGATCGGGCCGCCTTGTGCCCAGTCGGTTGAGAACCCCAACTCAAACAAGTCCATCACTCCATACGCTCGGCGTGGTGGGTACATTCCAAGCTGTGGCTCATGCGCCATGCGTCCATCTATTTTGTGCAGGTCTGTGTACCCTTCGCACTTCGCTACTGCCCAGTCGAGGGCAGCACCTGTTAGTTCACTTGTTCTCATCATCGTTCTCCTTGGTGTGGTTGTACGGGGTGTCAGTTTCCTGCATGGCCCAGTGGTACAGCTTCGTGCACTCGTCAGCGCATGTGGCACTGTCGATGTAACCCTGATCACGTAGTTCAACGAGCGCAGCTTGTGATTTGAGCGCTGTGTCCCATATGTCTACCCTTCGTTTCCATATGCTTGCTGTCATGTTCACTCTCCTTCTAAAAGTTCTGTTGAGATCTTTAACCACCGCTCCCTCTGTTTCATGTACTTCTCATGTCGGGCAAGCTCAGCCCTGTACGCATCAGCCACATCAGGCGGGAGTTCAAACGCTGTCAGCCCTGCTTGTTCTAGTCGGGAGGCTACGAAGCAACGCATAGCTGCGATCAGTGGGGTTGAGCCACGGGCTGTTACCTCGCCTATACTCGACCACCATTCAGGGGTTTTGAGCTTTATGCACTCGTCTGTCTTGTCGTCGTATGCCGTGTCAGTTATGTCGAGCGTGATGCGGTTACTCTGAATAATGCGTCCGCCTTGCAGCCAGTTGCTCGATGGCTCGTACCACGGCGCACCGTGTCGGTGGTTGAACGTACCGTAGTTAGCCGTCATCAGTCGCTTAGACTTGGCGAGGTACAGCTTGCGCCTGTCGCACTGTCCGACTGCCCAATCGAGGGCGATACCTTCTGCTGTGCTTGGTTCTATTTTCATGTTCACTCTCCTTTAGTTTCCTAGTATGAGTATGGTCAGCGCTATACCTAGCGCAAAGGTCATGGCGTAGCCAATGATGGTGTCCCACATATCGTTTCTCCTTAAGTAGACGAGTTGTCTACGTTGTTTGTGTAGGGTGTGGTTGGTATGAGTTGTTTGGGTGGGCGTCCTCGCTTGCGTGGTGGGGTTGATAGTTTGGCGCTGTGTTTGGCATCGCGCTGTTCTTGCTTGAGTTGGTTGGCTTGTTGTTCGCGTATGGCTTTCTCCAAGAGGTGTAGTTTGAGTTGCGTTGGGCGTAGGCTCATGTGCTTGAGCATGGCGTGTCGGACTTTCATGTACTCGCTGATCTTGGCTCGGCGTTTGAGTTCGCGTTCATTCAGGATGCGCTCGGCCTCGATGGGGGAGACATCACCTGCCGTGACTCGGTTGGCTAGCTCGTTGCGTGTGAGCTTGCTTGGGGGTTTGCGCTTGGGTCTGCAAGCCTTGCAACGGTTGGATTCAACCCATGCGGCGGTGTTTCCGCTGAGTCCTTTTCGCTTGGCTTCTTCGCGTGTTGCGCGGTACTTGAAGAGTGATGATGGAAGGGTTTGTTTGCATGTGATGCAGGTTCGCGTGTGCATTTTGTGTCTAATCCTTGACAATAAATACGAAAAGTGTCCACTTTGTCCACTTGGCTAGTGGACATTGGCGCTAGCCTGTAGTTTAAAGGTTTGTAATCGATTCATAAATTCAGTCCTTTTTTTCTAGTGGACATTGGTTTGCCCAATAGAATCAGGGTGTTTGGGAAAAGTGTCCAAGTGTCCACCAAATTTTAGGAAAAACGAAAAGGAAGCCACTTTTTCAAGAAGCGAGGACAAACGCAGGTCAATCAGCCTATAAGAATAATAACGTCCCAATAAATACGTATATATATATAGTAGACAATTAGTCATTTATATATAGACGCCTTATGGGACGGGGGTTTGCGCTTGTCCACGCTTGTGTCCACGTGGACGAAAAGCTGGGGTGCACTGGACGCGACCAAAAAAGGGGTATTTCTCCATAATATGTTATGGAGAACTTCTCTACAACATCTTACCAAGAACTACTGAAGCCAGAGATGTTGTTTGTTCTTGTTGACTTGCGCGAGCAGTTTGAGGAGTTGCTCTGCGCTTGGTGGGCGTGTGCCTTGTACGAGGTCGTCTTGTTTGAGTGCGAGCATCTGGCGCTCGGTGAGTTGTTGACGCTCGAAAGCGACGTACCAGAAGGGTTTAGCTTTAGCCATATTAGTTCTCCTTGATGTGGGTTGGTTAGCGAATGATGAGTTGAAGCCATGCTGCAAGCGCGGCAGCGAGTCCAGTGAATAGTAAGGCGCCAAGGCATAACGCGAGGATCGCATGAATGGTTTTGAGTATGTTCATAAGCATGAGTTTCTCCTTAAGATGTTGGGGTAAGTAGACGTGATGTCTACTTAAGATTAGAGGGCAGCTTTGAGTGCGCGGATCTGCGCGGGTGTGAGTTCCTTGTGTATGCGAGCGAGCATGGCACTTACTGCATCAATGCGTTTCTTGGGCTTGCTGCTTGGCTTGCGTGGCTCGGTAAGGTCGAGTGCTTGCATGATGCGATTGATTTGCTTCTGACGCATGGCGTAGTCGGTGTGATCTTTGTTGTAGGCGATGCCAAGGCCAATGTCTGCGCCACGTGTACGCGTTACGTACAAAGTACCTGCGCCGTTGTAATAGAACTCATCACACGCCACGATGAGCGTGTGTAAGACGGTGTGAAAGTCCTCGCCCTCTACGATGGCTTTTAGTTCACGCACCTTGTCCGCAAAGGACTCGCCTGCGCGAAAGACGGCGAATGTGGCTTTCTTGATTGCTTTGTTTTCCATAGTAGTTCCTTACGTAGACGGGATGTCTACTTAGTTGTGCGCTGTACACGTATTGATGCGTTGTGTGCATGAATAACACCAAGGCATGTAGTTGCGCGGGTGATTTGACACGATGACGAACCTGCGAAACACCTCGCACTCTCGCTGTCGCACAAAACAAAAAGCCACGCGAACGGCGTGGCAACGTATGGCTGAGCAACTCCCAACCATGACTATATTATACCACAACGTGTTTCTGAGAACTCCCAGGGGGTTAAGCGTTTTTGCCGTTTTGCAACCCCACTGTACCCGTATCCCCCCAGATGTGAGCAATGTGGCGGCGTGGTTATGGACACTATTTGTCTCCAACACCACAAAAAATCATAAACCCTCAGCCCCCACGCCTAAAACCCTCAACCCCCACAAAAAATCTACAAAAATTCCCCCACATAATGTCAAATATTTGACACACGTACATAAAAAAATCCCGGCATCGCGCCGGGATAAGGGAAGGTCGTCATAACCCATACAACAAGGAGAGTAGCTATGGACAAGCTACACCGTTAATATACTCACCCATTGCGCAAACGTCAATAAAACATTACCCTACGCTAACTTAAACCGAGGTGCCCCCTTTCCCTCAGTATGTTTGAACACTTAATTACGCCTACGATTTTTGACGAACCGCCCGAGTACACAAGGGTAGATTCCGCTACGCCACAGCAGGTGTTGGACGCGCAAATAAAGACCGCAGACTTTTTAGAGTCAATTGGCGCAGCGTCAGACGAAGAAGTTGAAGACCAAGCGAACAAGAAAAATGCGCAATTAGCGTTTACGGCGATGGCTGCTGGCGCCCCGACCGAGAAAGTTAAGCAGACGCTAATGGCAAACACCACACCACAAGCGGTGCGACGCCTTGTTGGGATGCTGACGGCGTATGACTGGGCGTTTGTTGAACAGGCGCGACAGATGAGAGGGTATGCGGTTGCAAAAATACTGGAAGATACAGAGCACCCTGACCCGCGCTATCGGTTAAAAGCTTTAGAGATGCTAGGTAAAGTCACCGAAGTAGCGCTATTTACAGAACGCGTAGAGGTTAAGAAAGCTGAATTGTCAGATGAGGAGATTGAAGCCAAGATTAAAGCGAAGCTTGGTAAATATATGGGCGCTATTGAAGTTGAAGCGCAAGAGAAAATAAATGAATCTGAGTGATTATGAAGTTGAAGCGTTAAGAAAAGCGCTTCCATTAATGCCGTCTGAAGAAAAATTAGAGGTATTAGCATTATTAGATGAGCATGAACGTAGAAAATCACTTAAACAATCTAAAACCTCATTATTAGCGTTTGCGCATCACGTATATCCAGGGTTTAAAGAAGGCGCACACCATAGAAAACTGGCAAAAATATTTGAAGATGTAGTTGCAGGACGTAAAAAACGAGTCATTATTAATATTGCCCCACGTATGGGCAAGTCAGAATTTAGTTCTTATTTATTTCCCGCTTGGTTTTTAGGGCAGTTTCCTGACAAAAAGATTATTATGGGGACGCATACTGCGTCTTTATCGGAAGATTTCGGTAGACGTGTTAAAAATTTGGTGGACGCTGATGAATATCAGGAAGTTTTTCCAAAAACAGCCCTCGCAGAAGACCAAAAAGCTGCCGGAAAATGGTCTACCGGAGCTGGAGGTCAATATTATGCTGTTGGCGTTGGCGGCGCTCTGGCTGGGCGTGGTGCTGATCTGTTTGTTATTGACGATCCTCATTCTGAACAGGATATAAAGGCTAATTCGCGTCTGACATTTGATCAAGCGTGGTCATGGTTTCAAACAGGTCCACTGCAACGCTTAATGCCGGGGGGCGCAATAATAGTTATTATGACGCGTTGGAGTTTAATTGATTTAACAGGGCGTTTAATTGATTATCAAGCCAAAAATCCAGATTCTGATGAGTGGGATATTGTTGAATTGCCCGCTATATTAAATGAAAATGAAGATAATGAAAAAAGTTTATGGCCTGAGCAGTGGCCTCTTGAACAATTAAAATCAAAACGTGCGGGTATGGACCCGCGATATTGGCAGGCCCAGTATATGCAGCAGCCCACAAGCGATGCGGCTGCGGTTATTCAACGTAATATGTGGAAAGTGTGGCCTAACGAAGATCCACCGCGTTGTGAATTTATTATTCAGTCGTGGGATACGGCGCATGAAACTAAAAACTCTTCGGACTACACCGCCTGTACGACGTGGGGGGTTTGGTATAACGACGAAGATGGTGGGGCGCCTAATATTATTTTAATTGATGCGTTTAAAGCGCGATTAAATTTTCCTGATTTAAAAAAACGTGCGATAGAAATGTATAAAGAGTATGAGCCAGATATAGTGCTCATTGAAAAGAAAGCCGCAGGTGCCCCGCTTATTCAAGAATTGTTTCGCATGAGTGTTCCTATACAGGAGTTCAGCCCATCAAGAGGGAACGATAAGCACGTGCGTGTTAATGCTGTGGCAGATATGTTTGCAAGTGGTAAAGTCTGGGCGCCTGACACACGCTGGGCTCGGGAAGTCGTTGAAGAAGTCGCTGCATTTCCGGTGGGGGAACATGATGACTACGTGGATACGATGACACAGGCGCTGCTGCGGTTCAGGCAGGGCGGATTTATTTCATTGCCAAGCGACGAGCCTGACGATATTCGATACTTTAAAGGCTTCCGTGGGCAGAAACGCGGTTATTACTTAGGTTAGGACAGATCATGGCTATTGATAAGGCAATGTACGGGATGCCTGAAGGCATCGAAGCGCTAGCGACTGAGGAAGCGCCCATTGAGATTGAGATTGTGAACCCCGAAGGTGTTGCTATTGGTATCGACGGGGTTGAGATCGACTTGATGCCTGAAGAAGAGGAAAAAGCTGAGGAGTTTGACTCTAACTTAGCTGAATTTATGAGCGAGAGCGACCTGCAAAAGATTGCAGGTGACATTATGGAAATGGTTGAGTCAGACCTCAACAGCCGCAAAGATTGGGTTGATACCTACGTAAAAGGTCTGGATGTGCTGGGCTTACGTTATGACGAGGTGACTGAGCCTTGGGATGGTGCGTGTGGTGTGTTCTCTACGTTGCTGACTGAAGCAGCGATTCGTTTCCAGAGCGAGTCTATTATGGAGACATTCCCTGCGGCTGGCCCTGTTAAGACAAGTATTATCGGGCAGTGGAATCCAGAAATCGAAGAATCAGGTAAACGGGTACAGGCTGATATGAATTATCAGCTTACTGACAAGATGCCTGAGTATCGGTCAGAGCACGAACGTGCGTTATGGGGTGTGGCGTTAGCTGGCTCGTCATTTAAGAAGGTCTACTACGACCCGTCATTAGAGCGCCAAGTTTCATTTTATGTACCTGCCGAGGATGTCATCCTCCCTTATGGTGTAACCAACATACGCCGCACCGACCGCCTTACGCACATCATGCGTAAGACAAAGAATGATATTAAGCGGTTGCAGGTTAGTGGGTTTTATCGGGATGTGGATCTTGGTGAGCCGCTAGCAACGCAAACGGATATTGAGAAGGCTAAAGCTCAGAAAGAAGGTATTGAGCAGACTAAAGATGAGCGGTATCAGATATGTGAGGTGCATATCGAGTATGACTTACCGGGGTATGAAGAAGAACTGCCGCTGCCCTATGTCATTACGGTTGATAAAGGCACTAATAAAGTTCTGGCGATCCGCAGGAATTACAGGGAAGACGACCCCCGCAAACTAGCTCGCCAGCACTTCGTACACTATATGTACATCCCTGGGTTTGGTGCTTATGGTTTCGGGTTGATTCATATTATCGGTGGCTACGCCACAGCAGGCACCATGCTGATCCGTCAGTTGGTGGATGCAGGATCACTTTCTAATCTTCCCGGTGGCTTGAAGTCTCGTGGACTCAGAATTAAAGGTGATGATACGCCGATTGCTCCGGGTGAATGGCGAGATGTGGATGTGCCGGGAGGTGCGATCAGGGATAACATCCTGCCGTTGCCTTACAAAGAACCCAGTCAGGTTCTTCTTGCCCTGTTAAACCAGATCACTGAAGAAGCGCGACGGCTCAGTGGTATGGCTGATATGAAGATCAGCGATATGTCGAGTCAGGCTCCGGTAGGTACGACGCTGGCTCTCCTTGAGCGGCAGTTAAAGACGATGGGTGCTGTGCAGGCTCGCATCCATGCAGCGATGAAAGAAGAGTTCAAGCTGCTCAAGGAAATTATCAGGGAGTACACCTCACCTGATTACAGCTACGTGCCACAGGATGGCACTCCGCAGGTTAAAGCTGAAGACTACGACATCGTAGAAGTTATTCCTGTGTCTGACCCCAACGCCTCGACAATGGCTCAGCGGGTTGTGCAGTATCAGGCTGCGTTGCAGCTAGCGCAAGGGGCACCTCAGTTATATGACTTACCCCGCCTGCATAGGCAGATGTTGGATGTGCTGGGTATTCCTAACGCCGACAAACTTGTACCGCTACCTGACGATCAGAAACCCAAAGACCCCGTGTCTGAGAATATGGATGCGCTAAAAGGTACGCCTATGAAGGCATTTATCTATCAGGATCACCAAGCGCATATCACGACGCACATGTCCTTTTTGCAAGACCCAAAGATTGCTCAGATGATTGGGCAAAACCCCATAGGTCAACAGTTGCAAGCAGCAATGATGGCGCACGTCGCCGAGCATCTAGGGTTCCAGTATCGCCAAGAGATTGAGCAGCGTATTGGCTTGCCGTTACCCACACCCGAGCAACAACTCTCTGAACCTGAAGAGTATGCGATGGCACGTTATGTGGCTCAGGCTG